GCGACGCTGAACATCATTAGAAGTAAGGTTAGCGTGTTTTCCATCAAGAGCAAAAAGTTCTTTAAAGTGGACAAGATAATACCTTCCTTGTTTATGCAGTATGTGACAACTTTGATATATTTTCTTCTCTTTCCTAGATGCTACTCCGATTCTGGTTAGAGTCTCTCTAACCTTTAAAAAGTCATCTGGCTCTTTTAATGTAACTTCTACCATCTGATCGGTAGTCCATTTCACTTCAGGCTCTTGCACCACACTCATCGTTTTCCTCCAGTTTCAAATTTCGATTTTATAAAATTAAGTTGTTCAGTTGTGAGGATTTTAAGAGCTTGTTTTGCCTTTTCGTTACTATAACCATAATAACGTTTTACCATGTCAAGATCTTTAATCTCATCTTTACGGAGCCAAGGAGAGAATCTCTTCTTAGGTCTGAGTGTATTTAGAAAAAAATCATATTGCATCTTCTTTGGTAGAAAATGATACTGATTCATTTCATTTGCAAACATAATTGAATCCAGATGACCAGAGTAAATACGGTTTACAATATAGGGTGCATAGTTCTTCTCCAATGAAGGATCTTCTTCAATAAGATTTTTCTTTGTTTGGTTAATTGAGTTCAACCAATCTTTCAATTCAGTCATGATTTAATAAATTTATATGCTAGTGAGACTCTAAATCCAGTGTAATATCTATGCGTTCCATCTGCATAGTGTGTTATATGTGATGGAAACATTATAGCACGGTTTGGTTTATATCCAACAATTTTAGTAGGTTCTTTGTTATCTTCAGAAAAAATTAAGTGACCACCCCAGTTTATTTCCCATACTGGATTTGGATAATATAGAAAAGTATAATCTCCATCATCTGTATGAGGATTTCCTGACTGGCCTGCTGATTGACCATTAGCATATATTCTGCGTACTCTATAAGATATCCCTAGTTTATTACAGATAATATCATACAAATATTTGCTGAAGAATTCTTCTTTATGGAGTTTATCCATATGCCAAAACCAATTATTATTGTTACCTCCACTTGGAGCCCACTTAGGTCTTAACAATAAATCAAAAATCTCCTTTCTAATATCTTCAGTGAAGAAATTATCATACACATCAATACTAGGGGTAATAACTAATTCCAATGTCGGATTACCCCCGCAATAATAAAGCAATTAGTGATAAGGTAGCTGAAAAATATAAAAGTCCGTACCACAAGTACGTGATTGTCATATTTTTTTGTTCGCTCGTCTGCGAATGATCCGAGTGCATACTTCCAGATTCTCCAAAGTCTAATCATATTTAATCCAATGTCTGTCTTCACGACGTGTACTATCTATCTCCCTATTGAAAGGAAAACTAACAGATAATCTTTTAGTATGTGATGTTGCTAAATGAGGATAATATCTTGGTATCCAAATAGCATCACCTGGTTTCATATCAACATTCAATATTGGTTTTTGATCAGTTTCCATTCTAACATCCTTCTTTTCTTTTAGCAATTCTTTGGGATTAGAAACTGCCTCCCAGACTTTAAAATTAGTTGTTCCCTCACATTGAACTATAACATTATCACTCATATCAAAATGAATTTCAAATGGATGTCTTGGTTTTAAATTACGACACATGTAGATGTGTGCATCTACTTCTTGATTATATTCATCTTCTAAATTTTTAGCGAACTCATTTATCTTTTCTGTAGACCTAGACATGTCCGTGAAATAAGAAACACCACTTTCATCAATAATTTTTTCTAGTAAACCAGACGGATAACAATTAGCATCAGTACACCAGTAATTATTTTTCCATGTATCAGTTCCTTCTCCAAATACCCTTACTCTAGATGCAGACATTAAAGGTCTTATATTAATAAGATTGGATATTTCTTTCCAAGATAATAAATTAGGACAGTATCCTTTTTCAAATTTAGGGATCATATTTTTTTAATTGTGCTTCCAATACATATTCCATACTCTCAATATTTTCCCTTAAATAATCTTCCCAGTAATTTCCCTCTATATGATCATGCAAATGAGCAAGATGATTTAAAGCAAATATCAATTTGGTTTTATCATTCAACTTCATTTTCTCTAGACCTATTCTTAATAATAATTCTATCGTTTTTATAGTCAGCTACGAATTCTAATACATCATCATTATCCCACATGAGTTCTTCATATAATGCATTGAGACGATCCATGTCTTCCCACAGATCATTAATATGTTCGCTTTCTTCGTTAGTCATCTTATAATCTGAATGTTGTTGTCCTCAGTCCAGAGTTCGACTTTATCTCTGAAACGACCATCTTGTTTTAGTTTGTCGTACCTTTTGGTTGCTTTACGTTTCCACCAAGAAATTATATTCTCTAAATGAAACTTGTCCCAGTTCTGACCTTTCCTTAATTTATCTTCTTCTCCAAGTAGGACTTCACGAATGTTAGCATATCCGTAATCAGAGATATAAAATCTCTTCTTTTGAGTGAGTCCAAAAGCCATATCTATAACAGCATTGAACTTAGATAACTTATCATCATGACCATATTCTTTCAATGAATTTTTAATCCATGAAATCATCTTTGTTTGACGTTTCATTTTTTTAGACGATGCTTTGTTATCTGTAAGAGGTTGATTACCATTTAATTTAGTAAAATGATCATGAAGTTTATGGAAGGCATCTGCATGGAGCAGAGGGAGAAACTTACTCTCAGTTAGACCTTTATACCTCATATAAGGTTTAAGACCGTCATACTGCGATGCAGAGGTCGTAGAGCCATATAAGGATGTAGTTTCAAATAATCCAATATCTTTTTCAAATACTTCATTCAATGTCTCTCTAGCAAAATGAGATACACATAGAAGTGCTAATAGTTTACCACCAAGATAATTATATCCAAAAGGTTGTGATGGAACGATAACAAATCCCATAACAGCATGACGATTGAATATAGAAAGATTAGGTTGATTACCTAACCAAATATTTCTAGGTTTAGAATTAATAGTAGGAGAACCAAAACGAATGAATCCCAATACTTGTTGGGATCTTTTTTCATATACCATCCAACGAAGTTCTCTACCTGGTATATTACTTTCATTATTGTGTGATGATACTGCCTTTAAAAGATTGTTATAATGATCCTGTGGTAGTGATTGATTGAACCTACTACCAATAAATTTAATATCAAATTCCATCTCTTCTGGATGGATATCCTCATTAAAAAATTCATCCTTTAAAGAAGTCAAAGGATTTGTTTCCGTTACAATCTCTCTCTTTACATAACGAAGATAATCTTCTATAGATGTAAAGTGTCCAAAATAGTCAATAAATTCATCAGCAGCCCATTCAGCATCAGCCTCAGGAATTATCATAATCCAAATATATTAAGAATACTTTTTACAAGTGGTGTTTTCTTAGAAACACTACATAAGTATCTTACCATAGAAACTAAGTAATCGCCTTCCATTTCTTCAAACATGTACATATTCAAACGGAAAGCATAGTTTGCTTCAGTAATAATAGCATTAACATCAGATTGATCTACAGGTAATTTATTAAGAGTCTCTCTGTACATCTGTTTGTATGCTTTCTTATCTTCAATCTCAGGAAACTCATAAAATTCTAAACCACCATCAGTTAGATTCATTGCATTCTCAGCAATGTTTCTTAGAATTTGTCCTCCAGATAGATCTCCAAGATAACGAGTATAATGATGACCAACTAATAACTTAGGATCTTCATGTGCTACCTCTCTAATACGAGCAATGTATTGCTTAGTTGCTGCTGTTGGGTATATCTTATCTTTCCAGTTCTCACCAAAATAAAACTCACAATCTTTAACTAATGCATCATGTCTTTCTAAAGCACTAAGTTTTAATGGGCCTACATAAGGATTATCTTCTAACCTTCGTACCTCAGTTTCTAGTTCATGGTATATAAAATAAAAATTAGCAACTAATTGTCTATAATTTTTTTGATCTATAACACCTCTAAGAAATGACGCAACAAAACTTGT